TTGTATATTCGTTTAACTGAATGTTGACCGGGCAAATTCATTTGTTTCAATTTTCTTTTTGCTTCGTTCAAATTACTTGCGATAATTACTTCCAAATTTTTGACCGGATTTCCAAAATAGTCAAAAATCTGATACCAATTTTGTTGTGATGTTGTTGTCATGTTGTTGTTTTTAGAATTATTGATTTGCAAATATATGTTAAAAATTATTTAAAAAACAAATATTTTTTAAATTATTTTTAACAAACTTTTGTTAATAACCTAAAACAATCGAAAAAATGAAACTTAAATCGCGGTTAATGTCCACGATCCAACAACACCATAATTCACCGCGCATGTCGCGTTTTTCGCCTGAATGTTCAACAATTGGTCAAACGTTTCATTGATTCCGCCAAAATCAAATTGAATGAAATCACCCGGGTTCAATGTAACATTGTAATAAATTGACGGTGACATGAAAATCGTTGTTGTTGGTGTCGTTAAAACAATTAATGTCGTTGACGTGTTTGCAAAATTAACGTTCACCCAACGAAATGACATTTCAAACGGACAATTCCAACCGTTTGAAACTTGCAAATTGATTTGACCGGTGTTTTGTGGTGATTGACCGGTTGACCAATCCCCAACAAAATAATTTGTTCTTAAATCGCAATTGCAACCCGGAGTCGGTCCTGGACCGGTGTCACCGTAAAATTTTGGGCGACAATTACAATCACAACCGCACGGTTGATTTGATAAATTGTTTTGAACCTTTTGATTAATTCGATTCAAATAATTTTTGTCGATTATTCCCATAACAATTTTATAAATATTGACAATGACATGTGACTAATGACAATCGTCGGAATTAAAATCCAAAAAGACACGCCAAACATTTGATTGGCGAAAGCAAAAACAAAAAAAGTGATCCATGTATTGTGACATTGAACGCAACCGCCCAATGGTTTCCAAAGAAACCCAAACGGATTTTTCGGATTGTCGCGAAAATGTTTTTCAATAAAATCCATGTACCAACCGAAAACGTTTCCGGGACGATAACAAAATTCGAGAAAATAGGAAATCAACGAACTTAACAATCCAATCATGAATCCTTTCAAAATCAAATCATAAATCAATCCGTCGTTTGTCAATGTTGAAACAATAAAACCAACCGCGAACGATACAATCGCAATCAACGTTGGTGTTGTGGTGTCTTTTGGTTGTGTCATTTTATAAACATGTTTGAACAATTCCGTTGACTTCAAAACAACATGCACCGTCCGGTGATGTCGCGTAATATGAACCTGGCGTTTGTAGTGACGACGGCAATTCAATTTTAATCATGGTCATTGAATTTTCATTGAATGCCATTGTCAATTGAATTTGTTCGGCCGGATCGAACGTCACAACAGTTGAAAAATATGTTCCATTTGTCCAAATGTGAAAAATGAAATCTTCAGCAACCAATGACCAATTTGCAAATCCGAAATCAATTGTTTGACCTGGGGCAAAACAACCTAAATTTTTTGAGCAACCGCAATTCATAATTTTATAAATTTTATAATCAAAGATAATTTAATTCGAACACAATGTCAAAATCAATTGCGACAAAATTCAATGACTTGTCAAATGTTTTCGGTTTGGGTGATTCGTCGTTCAAAACCGCAATCGCGTCAATGCTTGATTGAACCGGTTTGATTTGTATCATTCTGAATTCATCGAAATCCTGAAATTTTGCCTTCAACATAGCCGTTCGAATTGCATGTTCTAAATTATATGAACACCAATTGCGTTGAACCGCGACCAATCGCAATTCATAACGTGAATTAATTCGGTTAATCGTTTGACAACTGAATTGACGTGAATTTGCCGATTCTTCATAAAAAATTTGACCGCCGTCACGGTGACGGATATAAAAATAATTTGATTCGGTGTCGCTTATTCCTGAATAAACAAATTCATTTTTGGTCGCTTCAGATTGAATCATGATTCGCCCTTCGGAATCAATTCGGGCCAAATAAACGGCCTTTGAAAAACCTGGCACCAATTGCAAAATGTAATTTGATAAATTCGACAAAATGGTGTCGATTGGTGAACAACAATCCGATGTTATTTGTTTCATAGTTTGTTTATTATTGAATCAATTTTTTCGTCAATCAAATCGGAAATATAATTTTGAACACCGGTCCGTTCCTTTTTCGACGGCGTGAAAATTTCCATTTTGTTTTGACCTTTCTTTTTTCCTTGTATTAATTCCTGACCTTGCGATTTCAAATAATCTTTGTCGTTAATTATAACTAAATAAACGGCGTCTTTTTCCTGGACAACCTGCATTGAATTTCGCAAATCACCGGTGAATTCCAAATCAACAAATCCGGTTTGATTTCCGCGTTCGGATCGTTTCTTTGTCCAATATTTTGATTTGTATTTTCCAATCTTTGTTTCGGCCGTGTTTTTTCCGTCGTTAAAAATTCGTCGTTTCATTCGACCTTCTAAATCTTTGCCACCTAACAACAACAAATCACTGGTTGACCGACTTAATTCGGTTGAAATCAAATTCAATTTTGCTTTAAATTGTTCCGGTGACATGATTTTTTATTTTAAAAATAACAAAATTGACGCAAATCCAACGGTCAAAATTAAATTTCGTTTTCGTTTTCGACTTTGTTTTGTCAAAAATTCAATTTGTTTTTTGTTTTGCAAATTTTCAAATTCGGAATTGTCTAAATTCATTCGACATTCAACCAATGAATTTTTGAAATTGTTGTTCAAATTTGACAATTGTTCAATTTGTTTTTTTTGCAAATCGTTTTGTTCTGAAATCAAATGATTTTGTTCAATGACCAAATCAATTGTTTTCAATTCTGAAATAATATTCAGGACAACCCATTTTGGCAACGCAATAATTTTTGTCGAATCGTTATTTATAACGGTTTGTGAAAAAATTTGTGATGTCTGAATCGTTAAAATTGCGAACAACATTATTCGTTTCATGTTTTTTCTTTTTTAAATTTAAGATTTGCAATTCCTTTTTTTCGATTTCATATTGCAAACAAATAATTGAATCGGTCATTGTTTTGAATGCTGAATCATGTTTGATTTGTTCAACATTTAATTTTTTAATTTTAGTTTCCAAAAATTCAATTCGCTTTGATTGGTCGGTGTCATTGATAATGACTTCCGATTTTTTAAATTTTTTAAATGGAAAAAAAAGTAAAATCACTGAAAAAACTGTGATTGCAATTGTCAATTTTTGCGACTTTGTAAATTTATCAAACATATTTTAAATTGTATTAACAACCGTCATTTCCTGGTTTTGCTTTTTCACTTTTTTGAATATACTCGTTTTTATAAACGTCAATTTTTTTGTATAACATTTCAGCAAATGAACGCTTTAAAAAACCCAACAACGATAAATTTTTAACTAATGAAATCAAATTGACAACAACCAATGGAACGAAAATCCCTTCATTCAACCAATAAATCGCATTCGAACCTTTCGCCAAATTTGTCGCAAATGCCAACAATCCGGTGTGACTTAACAACGTCCAAAAAATTCGCGTCGCTTTGCGCGTTTCAAAACGATTGTTTTTCCATGCGATCCACATTCCCGTAAAATGGTCACAACAAATCAACAACATTAATGTATAATAAGAAACGGCCGGATCAAAAATCCAATTGGTCACCAATCCGGAAATTGAACCCAAAGTGAAACCACCGAACACCGAAATTGTAAATGGAACAATTTTCAGGTTCATTGACAAAACGGATTCGGTGATTGACTTCAATTCATTAATCGAATGCGATTTCATTTTCCGCGCGGTTTTGTCGGACGTTGGATTGAACCAGGACGCGGACGTGAACCGCCACAACTTGAACACGCGTTTTTTTGACCTCTTGTTTTCATATTATTTTTGTTTTTATGGTAATCCCTGAACATATCTATTTTGATTGCACACAATACAACATTCGTCAATTCGACGCAATAATTGCGGCAAACTTTCAATCAACATTTTCATTTGTTTGTCATATTCGGCCGTCCAATTTTCCAATAAAAAATTGATTTTGTCGGTGTCCAACAATGTCAATGAATTTAAACGATCCGTTGCAACCGCTTCGTGTAAAATTTCAATCCCGGAACGATATAAAATTGGCAAACCTAATTTTGGGCCTAAAATGCACGCGAATTCGTCGTTGTCACAAATTGCCGTCGCTTGTACTTTCAAACCGTATGTTGAATTTGAATTCCCGGAACCATTCCAACCGTATGCGCTTAAATATTGACCTGACTTCGACGAACAACCACAACCCGTTTTGATTGACGAATTGTTCACGTTAATTGTTGAATTGTCCATGTAAACATAAACGTCCTGATTGGTCGATGTGAAATTCAAATTGATTTCCGCTTCGCCATTTGCGTCGGTCGTAAATGGAAAAACTTCCGAAACCGTTCCCGATTCAACAACAACAGAATGTGACGTGTTTACATTTCCTAATTTGACTTTGATGTTGGTCACATTGATTCGTAACATTCGCGACCGCTTAACCTGAATATGAACGCCCCTATCAACGTTTTGTGTTGGTAACGTGTTGGACGTCCAATCACCAACCGATAATTCGTCCACGATACTATTAATGCGGAAATAAGGCAACGCGTAACGTGTCAAATCTGAAATCACCAATTTTGTCGCAAATTGAATTTTTTCATTCAGGAATTGCAATCCGGAAATGAAATCCGAATCCGCAATGTTTGCCGCGTATTTCAAATTTAACCCTTCCAAATCGTTGATGTATAAACCCGACGTCGGTGTTCCTGGAGTCAAACATTTGACACCTATAAAATTATTTAAACATGTTGGTTGCATGGTATGGATCGTTTGTGTAAATATTTTTTTCGTTGACTTTTATCAAACAATGATTTCGTAAATAATCCGGAACCCAAAAAGACGGACAACCCTTCGCGGCAAATTGATTGTGTCCCGCAATTAAGACGTCCGGGTTATATGATAAAACTTCCGCAATGATTGACGACAACATTGAATTTTGTTGAGCCGTCAATGTGTTTTTGACTTTTTTCATGTCTTTTGACATACCGCCAATGTAACAAACATGTCGTGAAATTGAATTGATTCCCAATGCGCCGTTTGTGATTTCGTTTTCGTCAATCCATTTGTCCATGTTATGTTTCACAAATCGGTGACGTGAACCGTCCAACAAAATCAAATCTGAATAGCCAACACGCGACCAACCACGACCAACGGGTTTCGGGGCGCAATGCCAATTTCGAACGGTTTCGGCCGTAACGGAACGACCTTCAGGTGTCGCCGAACAATGAATGATTAAATACTTAAACGGTTTTTTCATTTTCAATTTGTTCGATTTCGCTTGTTTGCTCAACCACTATTTTTTTTGATTTCAATTTTGTAAATGTAAGCAAAAACGAATCAAATTTTTTGTTTTCACATTTTTCAATTATCAAATTCGGAAACCTTTCATTCAACCAGGACAAAGCCGTTTCAATTTGTGGATTTGATTTGTTTCTGAAATCGCGATTTGCAAAAACAACCACAACGCCACGTCCATTTTTTAAAACCGAAATCCAATTCGATTCAACAATTTTATTGTTTGCGGCGCGATCCATT